CTGTAACCTGCGCGACTTGGGTACGATATACCCAGCGGGATCACCGTCGTTGTAGTGCGCCGCTACTTCTTCCGCGGAAAGGGCGTAGTTGTAGTGGCGGCAAAATACGAGCGAGCCTTGGGGGATATATGTATCGCTGCCGATCCTGAATAAATCAGTGATCTTGTATCCCGTAACCGGGAATCGAGCCGCCTCCGCCCCATTCAGATAGCATATCGCCGTAGTACCGTCATAGGCAACATCAACAAGATAGCTATCCCCTGGAACAATGTCTACTGTCGCGTTTCCGCCCCCGCAATAGACGCGAAGCTGATTTGTCGTCAGGGCATGAATTTCAATCATGGGAATGCCAAACCCGGCTATCACTTGCATTTTATCGCTGGGGATGTACCTGAAAAGGCACTCAAGAGTTCGCGGGCCTTCGAAAAGCAGTCCGGCGCTCTGTAATTGGAGATACCCTTTCGTGCAATTCACCCCCACCTGCTGCTCGCGTTCGCTGCGCAGCGCGGCGATCTTCAACAAACTTCGTCTGCGGTCCATGGCTATTCGATGATTGCGCGGAGTTCCTCGATATTGATCTCGTAGGCTCGATTCGGCGCCGGGGTCTTGTAGCCGATGATGTCCACGAGGTCATCCGACCAGGTGAGTTCCGTGGCAACGTTTCCCGATGTGAAGAAGATCGCCGAAGTCCGGGCCGATTTTTCCACGGTCCCGATCTTGAGCGAGGTCAGCTCCCCGCAGATGTATTTGTGGTTGCCTTCGACGTTGATCGTGACATCCGCACCCTCGACATTGACCACAACGGGGGCGGCCGCTGCGGCGGCTTCGAGAGCTTTGGCGGCAGCGTCGAGGGCGGCGGTTGCGGCATCCGTCGAAGCGGCCCCGGAGGCCAAAACCTGCCACCAAGCCCCGTCCGTCACCGGGTGTCCGAGGTTGTTATCCTGGAGTGAAACATAGGACGAATCGCCCGCTGTAACGAAGTCCAGGCGCTCGTATGTAATGCTCGCCGAATACGCCTTTTTGGGCGTAAGGCCCACTTTCCCTAAATTTGTCTTTGCCATATCTGTCAGTCGTTAATTTCGTAATACAAATGCCCATCATCCTTGAGTTCGAACTCGGAACCGTGGCCGTAGCCGGGCTGGTAATTCACGCCCAGGAGCATTGTCGCCGGATCAATGTCGAACGTGGCGAAGATCGGACCGCCATCCGAGCGGACGGACGAGGTGATATAGTCTTTTGTCGCTTCATCCCAGAAGGCCCAGTAATTCGTATCGTCGACCGTTACGATCTTCGGAGGGTGGTCGGCCAGAGATTTCGCACGCGCGGCCTGGAGGTCGGCGTTTGAGGCTGAAGTGTCGGCTTTAACGACGACCTCCGCCACGACAGCGGTCACAAGCTCTCCGTCAGAATAGATATTGCCTTCCTCGTCGGCCGATATTTGGGGAGTTTCGCCTTTGATCCCCGAAAATTTAAGAGCTATAGTTCGTTTTTCGGGGGTGCCTCCGAGTTGAACTTCTACGTTTGGTGCGCCGGTTGTATTATTAACTGAAGCGGTTATGTTTTCTATTTGTCCGGCGTCTCCTGGCTCGCCTTTGAGTGTGGCAATGATCGTATTGATCTGCTCAATGGGCAGTTCTTCCGATGTTCCACTCCACAACTCAATGCTGGTGCACCCTGGCGTTGTAATGTTCATTTCACCGTCAGGAAATAAGGCATCAGGCACATCACGTTTCATCTGGTAGCACAGGGTTCCAGGCGCAAGATGGTGCCTATCCACAAGCACCAGAATGGAATTATCTTCAAGCGGCACGCACCGCCTGTAAACTGACCCGTCAAACGAGGCCACATAAGTATTATACGCCGGGGTGTCCGGTGTCTTTAGCTCGATGTGCCAAGGATAATCCGGGAGTTTGCCGTCTGGAAATGAAAACACCACTCGGAAATCACTGGCATAATTGACGTGGCGAATATTGTCGTCAGCCATATTATTCCTCTTTGCGATTGAAAGATACTATATCGTACTCGTCGTAATCCTTTGCAAGGACTTCAAAATCGTCACGGTGCTTCAGGTCTTGCGAGATATACCATTCAGCGGCCGGAGCTGTGATATTGTCGGCGGTATATACTTTGCCTTTGTATCTGAAAGCGACACCCCTCTTAAGAATGTATCCGCCGTTTTCCTGCTTGTTCATAGTCCGTAAAATTAGTATTGCCGCATCGTGATGACAGTTCGGGCACCGGGCGTTGAATGATGCGGTGAAATCCTTGCCCGTGATATCTTCCCAATCCGCTCTGATAACAGCCTTGTCGGCATCGGATAGAGAGGGGGCCGAAACCCTCTCTCTATACCATTCCTGCGTCTGCATGATTAGGCCGCTGCCGAACACAGCGATTCGAGTGCTGCCTTTGTCGTGGCGTAATCCGTCTTGTAGAAGAACAGATTAGGAGTAGGGGCCCCGGTTTCGGTGATATTGCCGGTCCATCCGCCGACATCTCCGCTCTTGTCCATATTCAGATCTACGCCAGTCGCGCCCTGCTCCCAGCCGATGACGCCGAACGCCTGTTTGCCCGCGTCGCCTTTCTCCATGTTTTCGTAGATGCAGACATATTTGTCCTGCTTCAATCCGAGAACTGCGGCGGCATTCTCCGGGCTGTCAGCCAAAAGGGTAACGGGGAGAACCTTGTCCCATGCGGCGTCGATGCTCGGGTTTTGGTCTGTGATGGTGATCGCCGGGGTTTCATTCGATGGGTTACGGACCTTGTAACCCCGCTTGCCGGCCAGGGCCACCAAGTTGGTAACCACGAAGCCTTCGCGCGTGGATTTGTCCCAGTCGATAGCATCCCGGGAGATGAAATAGAAAAACTTTTCCACGCCTTTTGCGTGGGGCTCGTTGCAATCATTGAGAATGTCTCGCCCGAGCGTAGTGGTACATGCCTGTACTGCCATTAGTTTGATGTGTTAAGTTAGACAAAGCACTCGCGCTTATGGCAGATTCGGCCACTACAGGGTGGTGATATGTAGGTGTTATTTCGTACATGATTCCGCGGCTTATATCTTCATAAGCGTTCGTGACAAAGGTGTAAACCTTCGGCACGTCGTGCAATAATTATTTGTATTTTTTTCGCCCCAATTTTCCGAGGCTGTTTTGAACCTTGACCCGCTTCTGCCCTTTGTTGATGTCAACCACCGAAACAATGGGCGCCGGCATATTCATCAGGGCCCGTTCCATCATGCGCTCCATCCCCTTCATTCCGTCGTTGCGCTGGGGAAGATTCGATACTTGGATGGCGTTTCCGCCGCTTGCCACGTTCATGGCCGAGAGCATTGCGCCCCAGTCGTTGACAGCCTGGGCCGTCATCACAGCTTCGCCGTTGGATAACATTGCAGGGATGCTGTCCGAAGTTCCGGAGCCCGGCCCTGTGACAAGACCGCCGGAGGCGTATTTCGGGGTCTCTGCTGAATCTGTTATTTGTGTAGCTTGCGCAATGGCTGCGACTACCGTAGCGATACTTGACGCAATAGTTATCGGTATCATGAACCACGGTGCTTTAGCTGACGAGGCTACGGCGTTGGCTATGGCTTCGGCCTGCGCTAAAACAACCTGAAATACGGCCAATGTTTTCGCAAATTCCGCATAACGTTCGCCCTCTCCGCCCAGTGCATCGAACATTGCAGAAAAGGCCCCTGTCATGCCTGATAATTTGCTGAGAGTTTGCGCCGTCTGCTGTGCTGCCTCTTGCGCTGTGCGGTCCTGCTCCCGGGCGATGCTCTGTTCGGCGTTCGCTATCTGCATACGGAGGTCGAGCCGTTGGCGTTGCAGCTCCACATCGTCCCAGCCTAACCGATTGATAAGCTCTTCATTGCTGGCTATATCGTCCAACTGCGCCAGTTGTTCTTTGGCTATTGCAATAGTTTCTTTAGCAGCCCCTAAACTTCCACCCGATAATGTGGCTTCAGTAAGCCTATTTTGATACTTTCGCGCCTGCTCTTCTAATTGCGATTTGAAGCCTTTAGTAATATCACTATCTCCAGCCTTGAAAGCATCGGCCAACTCTTTATCCAGAGCATTACCGATTGCTGTAATGTCTTTTACGATGGATTCCCGCGCGGCTTTTACTGCTCGGGCTCGCTGCTCCGCAAGTGTTATGCCTTTCTTTATTTTCTCATTTACTTTATCATTGGCGGCCTCCTCAATGCCTGCGGCGTCAAGGATTTCATGGGCCTGTTTTTCATATTTCGCTTGCAATTTTGTATAAATACTGCCTGTATCCAATGCCGCATTTCGCTGTTCGTTTATTTTATCTATTTCAGCTTGATGCTGGTTTATCATTGCCTGCGAAGCTCGTATCTGGCGTTGATATATATCGGCCGTTAGGCCGCCATACATCTTTTCTCGTTCTGCTTTTTGTTTTATATAATAATCTCTTAATTGTTCCGATTTGGCAAGATCATCCTCCGTTTCTGCGACAACTTTTATGTATTTTTCATATTGCTCAGATGCTAATTTCTGCGCCGCAGCAGCCTGCGCCCTCAATTGCAAAGATTGAATGAAATCATCGGTACGTTCAACAAGTAATTTCTCTGCATCATTAACATTGTTTACCTGTACCCCGAGATCGTCGAATGCGTCTTTATTATCGACAATGAACTGCTTTCGCACCTTTAGATCGTCCCCTAAAGCCCTCCATTGCATTTGCAATTCTTTCACTTTGGCGATTTGTTCACCGATGCCGTACCCGTCTTTCTTCAAAGCGTCATTCACCTTATCTTGTGCCTCGGCCATAGAGAGCGCCGCTTCTTTAGCTGTAAACAATCCCTTTACCCACGCCCCGATCTCTTTCCCGTAGGCCGTCAGCAGAGTAATGCCCACGACCAAAGCCGTCTGCCAGGAAAAGATGGACGAAATAACCTGCCGGAACACCGGAATAGTCGCTTTCCCCTCGGCTCGCAACGCTTTGTTGGCCATCCTTGCCCGGGTCAGTTCATCGGCAAGCATCGGCAGGTTATTGGAAATCGCCAGAAAAAACTGCTGGGCGGATATCGTGAGCGACGGAAATTCCCGGGCGAGTTGCTGTACTTGGAATGCAAGCGGAGTAAAACCTTTTGCCGCACTCGCATAGTTACCGACATTATCTCGAAAGTTTAGCAACGATGCGTTAGCCTCATTTAATTCGGTTTGCATCTCCCGGATTTTTGCGCTTAATTCTCCTCCGATTTTCGCATTGTTCCGTTCCTCTCGGCCCAATTTATTGTATTGAGCTGTTAATTTCTGAATACCGGCTCGTAAATTTTCGACGCTGCCATTCAGTTTAACCTCTTCGCGGATATTGGCTTGAATCTCTCGGGTATAGGCCGACATCTCGGTACGCAACGCTTTGATAATCTGCGCTTGCTTGGCAACACCCTCGGAATCTCCTGCTTCCTTGAACTTTTGCAGTTTGGCTTTTGCTGTGTCAATAGCTGTCGAGGCGGCCTCCCACCCTTTAATTAAATCTGAGTATCTGAACTGGATATTAATAATCTTGTCGATAGTGTCCTGTGCCATATTTCTTCATATGGGTTAAATGGTTAATAAATTAAGCCGACTTTGCTTTCTGGGATACTGCCACCTGCCGGCGCACGGCGTCGTTCTCCTGAATTCCCAGAATGACAGGGTTGTAATTAATTTCCTCTGTTCCGGCGTTTTCGGGGGCGTAGATAGACAGATACAGATCGCCGTCCTCCTCGTACAGATCGACATAAAGGCGGGAATCGTAATCGACGATATAGGGCGTTCCGTTCGATGTTATGGCATACGCTGTGCCGTTAATGCCGTCCGCTTCTGCAACCCATTGGCTGTCTTCACTCTTGCCGTCCAAGCGCAGATAATACGTTGCTGCCACCACTCCGTCCACTTTCAGTTTCAGCAGTTGGCAGTCGCAGATGTCGTTTTCGCCTGTTTCTACCGAATATATGGCGAATATCTGCCCGAATTGGGCTATATACACCGGCTTCGTGTAGTCGAGGTTGTAGAGATCGAGAGCCGTGAGTTTTGCCCGAATGGTGATGATCCGCAGACGGTCCACGACTTTCTGGTAGGAAGCGTATCGGGTCTTTACAATGCCTTCCTCGCCGCCGAACTTCATCCACGGATCGAATACGCCAATACATCGGGCAATGCCCGACATAAACGCTCCCCGCCCCGATAATATCCGTGGCGAGCACTCCGAATAATTGGCGCCGCCTTTTCCGTTATCCTCATAGATCGGCACAACGGCGCAATTTACCCCGTCCGTCGTTGCATTTTCAGATGCAGAGAAAGGCAGCGACACCAGCTCCGTTTCTTTCTCGATGTTTTCGTTGCGGATCGTGATGGTGCCGTGCGTGTCAGCCTTTACATCGTCGTCGTTGTCGTAGTCGAGGATGTTGCTTTGCGCGAGGTCATCGATGGTGAAAATCGATGCGTCGGGCATATCCACCCGGCGAAAATCATTCAGGATAACCCGGTCGCTCCAGTCGATGATGTCGTTGTTCTGGACATTGGCAATTATATCGTCGATGCTTATCAGCTTGATCGTGTTCGGGCTATTCTTGTCCGCATAGGCGAATAGGCCGTTCATGGACATCAGGGCGAGGATAAAATCGCCTTGCGAGATGTCAGGGAGATTGGGGGCGACATAAAAAGCATTCGGATAGCTAATTTCGAAGTTGTCAAAGTCGCCGAAAACTAAAACGTCGCCCACAAGATACTCATCGGGCAAGACGTCTGTTGATTCGAAGTTGACATTAAACCCTGTATATTGGGATGCGCCATTTATGTTAAGTACTAAAGCACTAAACCATACTTTGCCATTTTTAGTATTATACGGGGACGTTTCCTTATATAATACGTCCCGCTCTCCCGTATAACGAACGCCATATATAGACATGGTTGCAGTACCATCTTTCTCTTTACCATAACTCGGCCAATTAAATTTAACATAAAACTTATCGGCATCCGAAGAAGAAATTGATATTTTGATAGCTGTTGCTCCATTGTTCTTAAACCCCATAGTGCCGGATGGGAACCCAACGATACCAGCTTGGTCATGTCCATTAAAATACAAATTCATGGATATGGGGCTTTCTTCATTTGATTTGTACGCATAGTTATGTTCATAGTCTGCATTTTTCGACACCAGCGGAATAATAGGTCCGAGGTTTTTGCTGTACGCCAGCCGCTCCTTGCCGTCGATAGTGACCCCGTTATACTTTTCGATAGCCGAAAGAATTGTTTTCACCTGCACGGACGGATGCAAATACTTGGGGTTCGACAGTCCCATTCCGAAATTCACGCCCCAAAACGCGACATCGGGATATTTGCTGGTAGTGTTTCCCTCCAGAATCGCTGTATTCTCATTCCAGTCAATGTGGTCTGCTCCGAATTCTTCCAGTTGCGGCCCCAAATCCCGCAGGTTCGCGTCAAACAGAGGCTGAAAGTTATCCACGTTGCCCCACGTAAGCGTTACATTGATCGTATCCGCAATATCCGTAACCACGGCGAACCCCTGCGTGAACAGCGGCACCCCGTCCTGGTACAACATCGCAGGAAGGCGTACATACGGAGCGTCAGTATCCACATCCGGGCGGGCTGCCTGACCGATAGCCTGCATATTCGTAGGCGTAGGCGGCAGCGCAATATTGTAGGAACGGTTCGATTGGATGCTGTCGAGGCTCGAAAATATAGGGCTTTGATAAAGCAGGGTTACGACCTCGTCACTCGAAAGATCGCACAGAATATCGTTGATGTATAGTTCGTAGGTTATCATAGATATTCGTATCTTACTATTTCAACGACCAAATCTTGCATCGGCGCGCCCGTGTCTTCGGATTCCGAATCTTCAACCATGAAACGCACCCAATTGCCCACATCCGGGTCGTACATAAACAAATCCTGACATCCGAGGATCGTGCGGCACAAGTTGAAAACATCCCTTTCAACAATGCGACTATGCAAGGTATAGCGTTTGGCCAGCGTCTTGTTCTGCACGTCGCGAGGCGTCAGCGTATCGTCGAGTTGATGATAAGTAGATTCCACAGACATTTCGTCGGTTTTAGATTCCTGCGTCCATCGGTATAAATAGGGGATACCGGCAGCATCCGTCCATTTCAGAAATATCCCCTTGGTGCAATAATCGTAGTAAGTTCGTATCTCCGCATTATAGTCTGTCGGGGTGGCTCCCACAGCAAGCGGCTTGCCAAGGTCTTCAGATGGGATTTTTGCCGGATCAAACGGGATGATGGGAGAAAATGACGAATATCCGATGTATTTCTCTGTTGTTGTCGAGGAGGGCGTAAGCACGAAAATCTCGCCCGTTTGTTTCGGGAAAAATAGCGACTGCTCGAATCCTGCGTTCGGATAGACCACAATGCAGGGGGCAGCGGGATAGAATTGTGAAATATTTTCCCCATCTCCCCATCCGGGGTGAATCTCCCGGTCTGCAAATCCAGGGACTGCGTAAAGAGCCGGTCCAAAATGGTCATATTCGGAGGCGGTAATTACATAGGTGATTAAATTCGATTTGGTTCCTTGGATCAGACTTTCGCATATTTGCCCAACAGGGAACACCGCCACACCTTCGTCGTTAGTTTTGCGTGTCAAGGTGATAGACCGAGTGAATGTCCAATCGGACCCTCCCGTCAATTTAAGGGACACGTCTATATTCCCCTTTTGGGAGAGCAGTTCAACCCGAAGATACGCAAAACGGCCCCGGGTCTCGAAGATATCCTCTGGGCGGGTTACCTTGAATACGTCATTTGTGTGCAATATCATAATTCTATCGTCGCATCTAATAGTTGATAAATGGATGTATCGAGTTCCTCTGTTATTTTTTTGCTGATTCTATCGACAACTTCGGGCAGTAAGTCTTTCATTATCTCCGTTCCTCCGCCCTCTTGATAAAGCACGCTTCCGTGATCCCAGACGCTTGAAGCGACGCCATATGCGTTTATCGATCTTGGGTCAAGGTTCCATCTCGATTCTTTAACCCGCGCCCACCGCTCTATCGCGTTCCGGAATGCCTCGAAGCTGCCGAACTCCTCTCGCACATCCTGTGGGGAACTTCCTTCGTCGATATTCTTGATGCCTTTGCGCCCGACAAATGAGACCGTAAGTCCACCATTTGTAGCTTCATGGATGGTTTTAAGGCTTTCAGCCGTTGCGCCGGTCGTCTCCTCCGGAACGTTCAGGGCGTTGACATCGGCGCCGCTGTTGGTTCTCTTGGTCATTATATTGAAGGCGATCTGCTCGGCGAGCGGACCGAACTCGCCTTCACAGATGGTGATGATCCGCTCGGGGCTGAATATCTCCTCTATTTGCCGGATGGTGGGCATATCAGCAGATGTTATAGGTCATCGTAGCGCTTAGGGTTACGCCGGCCACCAATACGTCGAATTTGCCGTAAAAGGGCGTCGCGTTGGCCACAAGCTCTACTTCGATACCCATCGACCGCATCCGGTTGATAAATGCAAAGGCGCGTTCTTCCATCTTTTCGACGATTGGCTGCACTTCGGTCTCCGTGTCCGGCTCCGCTTTCCCGAGGGCGTCGCAGAAATAGAGCGTCGTCGTCCGGCGTCGCATGTCCGACATCCGTGTTTCGGAAATCGTCTCGTTGAACTGACGGAGCAATACGGGGTATTGCTTGACATCGTCCATCAGGTAGTTTGCTTCGGCTATCCGGGCGTACATATAGGAGCACAGTCCCTCCGCCTCGGCGCACTCTTTAAGTATCTTACTAAGGCTTCTCATCGTCTTCGTTTCCCGTTAGATTTGTTCGCTTCATAGATGGCCCGCTGTTCCATGTTGTCGCACTTGCATGCCTCGAATGCTTCGTATACTGTCGCCCACGGCGTATTCCATGCTTTATTCATATCTACGGCGCCGTTCATTATCTGGCAGTATTTGCGGCAGACGGCAACAAGACCGCGATTGGGTCGCTTGACACGCGCTTTCATCTCGGCGGCCGTGAGGGGCATTTCCAGCTTTTCCCACGATTTGCCGATACCTTCCAACCCTTTCTGTATGGCAATGAAATAGCGCTGGGCGCGGATGAACCGGAGGCGTCCGATTTGCTCCTCGTCTATGCTGAACCCCGCGTTCCAATCCGGATTACCGTCAACGCCTATGCGGTTGAACTTCACGAGCCCGAGCATCACACCGAGCACGATGCAAAAATATTCGTACGACGGTTTCCGGGCTTCTATGGCGTTCAGTTCGCCCATAGTGATGTCGGCGATGTCCCGAACGGGCAGACGTTTGTCGAACCACATCCGGCGTTTTATAGGCACAAACTCGGGTTCTGGTAGGTCTTGGATGGTTTTGACGATACGTTCGGTACCCATGCTGAATAATGCACGGTTGCGCATCACAACATCACTAACCGCATCTTTGGGGGTTATCTTCATAGGTTGTAAGTATTGATCGGTTCGAATATCTCTGCGTAAAAGTCCGGGCACAGCTTAACATTGTCAACGATGCGGATGATCTCTCGGCATTCGTCTACCATATCGTTCCACACGCGAACGAGCCGATGCGTCGGGGATGTCCGGGTACTGCTTTCGGTGTTCTTCAACTTTTCCCCGGCAACGGTGTTGAATGTCATATGGTCGCGCGAGTAGTAGAAATAGATATACTTGGCAATTACGGATGTCCCCTTGTCCGGTTGAGCCAGCAGCGCCACAATGACCGGGTAATCCTCGATATTGTCGGCTACATCCGATCCCAGAAGCATTCGCAGAAACCGAGGTTCGTATTTGGCGATATATGCCTGGATGTCGCTTATGATTTTGGGGGCAGGTCCGGCGGGTTTACCGTCGCTCTTGGTCTCTATCCCCGCAATATATGTCTCGGGATAGGTGAAATATCGCTCGTCTAAGATCATGGTATTTTATTTGAAGATAGGGGCGGCGTGTTGCCGCCCCTATCCGGTTACTCCTCCAGGGCCTTTTTATAGAACCCTTTGGCGATCATCATTTCCGCAGTTGCCCGCGATTTGATGAGTATTTCGCCCTTGTTGATCCCGTCATGCGCTCTAATGACTTCGACGCGCAGGACGTTGGCTTTAAGGGCGCGACGACCGCGCCTAACGGGGGCGCGTGTCATAGCTGCTTCATCTTTCGCTTTCATGGGTTACTCGATCGGTTCTGCTGTTGCTTTCTCGATGGCGGCCAGAGCGGTGTTGATGTCGGCGACATAGATATTCGCTTTCATATCCGGCCGTGTAACGAGGGCTTGCCCGCGATACCACAGCCACAGACGATACGAATCCGTCTCCGGGACGCGCTCGATCTCCATAGTGATATTGCGCTTGTCGTGCAGCTGGAGCGTCGTGGAATCGAGCACGACGAGCTCCGAGGCCGAGAGTTTCGAGGTCGGGATAATCGTCATGCCATGCACCGACAAGGCCCCATTGGGCAGCACCGTGATGTAGTCGCCGAGGGTGTTCTTCAGCGTGCGCATCTTGAATTCGGTGGCATAGTTCATCAGCACGTAATTCGGAGCCATCGAATCGTTGGTCTCGATCTTTGCCTGCGTTTTCATGGCGAGGATCAGGTCGGCGATGTTCGGTGCTGACGCGCTGGTTGCCACACCCGCCGTCGTTGCATTGAATGCCGTAACGCCGGATGTTTTCAGTCCGTAGATGTGTTTGGGCTTGGAGGCATCCACGCCGTCACCGCCCCACAGCAGAGAATCGAGTTTGGCTGCGATCCCCTGCTGGGCCTTCGTCTGCGCCCATGCCAGGAAGTACCCGAAATCTTCGGCGCTCTCAGCCGAGAAAGGAAGCACGGAACCGAGTTTTGCCAGCTCACGGTATTTGCCCGTAAGCGTGGCGGTGTCGGTATTGGTGTGCTTTGTCATTTCCTCTGCATACCCGGTGCCGTCGGTGTAGGAAGCATCGTTGTACATGATGCGGTTCTTGTCGTCGGGCACATTGATGCGCGTGAAGAGTTGCACGAACGCATTGCGGGGGCTGGCGTCTGCGTAAATCTTCGTCGTCAGCACGGTGCGGTTGGGGTCTTCGTTCGTCACGGCCGACGTGTCGAGTTTGAGCGCGAACTCACCCGTCGATACTCTGCCTCGTCCGTTCCGCATATCCTTATATGCGGCGGCGAACTCTTCCGATTTCAGCACCTCTTCCATAGCGGCGACCAGCGTTTTGTGTCCCTCCTGCTTGGGAGCGCCTTTCTTCATCGTGGCGATCTCGACGCCTTGAGCTTTAAGCGCGCCCTCCAGTTTTTCGATCTTCGCCGGCGACAGCCCGAGTTTCCCGAACTCCTCCTTGACAGCCTCGACGATCTCGTTCTGTGACTTGATGCCTGCGACCATCTCCTCGAACTGCCCTTTGATATAATCTCCGAGCGCGTTCAGGCCTTTTTTCTCGTCCTCGCTGAACTCTACGCCAGCGGGAAGCACAAATGATTTAATCTCCATTCTTCTTTGTGTTTTTTGGTTAATTGATATGTGAACCTATTTTCCCGAACATATTTTCAGTGAGTGGTTTCTCCGGCTCGGCTGCGTTCAATGTCTCGATGATTTGCTTTTTGATCTTCATTTTCTCCTCCAATGACGCCGCATTGAGAGCATCGCTCATAACCTTTATGGCGTCCGGTAAACTCTTCACAGCACCGACGAATGCCGTTTCCTCGTTGGCTCCGGCAGTAACGACGGATATTTCATGCAACACGACTTCCTTAACGATGAACGCGTCGAGGGCTTCGTCATATTCCATTTTGTCCCATACGTAGTTGAATCCGAACGAGAACTGATTAATATCGCCGTCTTTGAGCTGGAACCACGCGCGCTTTGCATTCGGCACCGCGTCGAAGTTGCTCAGCTTAACTTCTGCATATGCACCGTCTTCACGTTCTTCGATAGACAGTATCCGGCCGATAGGGTCGGCGAAATCATGTTGCCATACGAACGCGATTTTGCGGTTTGTGGCCGATCCCGGGCCCCTGTCGTTAATGGACTTGGCGAAGCATCCTTTGATAAGAATATCGCCCGCGCTGTCCTTGTTGCCGAAATTGGCGAACTTCACGAGGATAATATGCTCGTCCTCGTTCGCAATGTCCGCTTTTGTCACGGCGAACTCTTTGCGGCAAGTGTTGCCCATTGCCGCCCGGCGCGCTTCTATTTGCTGAGATAAGTTCATGTTATACGATATATTTCAAAAGTTCTGTTTTAGCCTGCTCCGTAGTCATCAGACCTCCGGACACGGCGTTATTCAAGGCATTTACGAGATTGGTCATGCCCGCCGCCTGTTCGCGCTTAGACTCTTGGAAGAGTTCAAGATGATCGTAGTAGGGCATCACCTTGAAATCCTCAAAGCCATATATCCTGTTGAGCACGGAGAATATATTATTTGCCTCGGGGATTATCGCGTCGTTATATAATATCGTTTTCGCTTCTTTGGCGTTGGCGTACGTTGAACCCTCTACGTCGAGCAGCACGCTCGGCACTTGGTAGATGTCCGCGATTTCCTTCTTGCAGGCTTTCTGTACGTCTGTCAGTCCCAGATCGGTAATCGTTGACGATACCGGACTTACGGCAGCATTCATGAACGTGATCGCGTATTTGAATTGATCGGCCCGGATGCCGTACTTTCTGAATGCCTGTTGTATGTTATTCTTCTCCGACTCTGTTTCCGGCAGCCGAGCATCTCGAATAATATCGCCGCTTCCGGATGTCAGCGAGATAATAGCCAGCATACCGCGGTTGATCATCAGTTCATGCACAGCTTCGTAGGATGCTACGAAAGTATTCACCGGCTTCTGCAATGATACCATTCGGGAGATATTGCCGCCGCAAGCATTGAGATCATAAGAGGCATCTCTAACGATGAACATATCTTCTTTGGCTATCTTCATCGAAGACCCGCAAATGGTCACCGTGTAATCCACGATATCCGCATCGGGCATGAACGATAACGCCGGAGATATTGCGGCATTTTCCGTGACGCAAAGATTGGGGGCGACGAACAGCTCGAAAGCTCCCGGGAATCCCACTGATTCCATGCGTACGATATAGGCTTTGCCGAAAATCTGCGTCATGGCCTCGATGTGTGCCACGAAGTCCGCGATGCCCTGCACGCCATTAGGATGCGACATGGTCCGCACGGCGTCCGGTCGTTCGAGGTCTTCACCATCTTCCGTGGTGGCTGCAAGACGTAGATTCTTAATTGCCGCGCATTTCTTCGAGATTACAGACATCAGCGGCGAGCAAAGTGCGTATGCTTTGGCTTGTCCCGCTTTGCCCCTGGTGTCGATCGTCCCCACGGTTTCAGTTGATCCCTGAAATACCGGAGGTACGCCGATGTAGCTCAATGTCGATGCCGGCAAATTTGAGGCTGTATTATTGCTTTTCCTGCGTATTTCGTAGCCGAATAGATTCATTATGCAGCTATTTGAATAAGGTTCTTGAATTCAGACTGAACGGCATATCTGGCAGCGTCCCATAGATGGTTGAATTCGTCGTGCGGGTAGTTTATGGCGATGCCGTTCACCGTCTCCCACACGTACGAGTTTGCTTCTATCTGCATGTTGCGCGAACGCACGCAATGTATCTTGCATCCTTTCATGGCCGTGATGCCGTCCATGACAGACCCTGGGTATTTCCGAACAGGAATGACCGTAAGCCCTTGAATGCGCATTGCGGTTATCATGCTTTCGGGGGATTTGGCATATTTGTCGGCGCTATCTGCATAACATCGGAATACTCCGTTTGAGAAGTGCGGCGAAAGCGCTGCATATAATTTCGAAGTGTCGTCGATAGGCTGATATATCAGCTCCTGCAAGTAAAGATGGTTCGGGGCGCGGAATCCGACACGTACGCAGGCCGTGGGGTCTGCTGTGAATCCGAAGTCGAGGCCCAATACAACGCGTTCGATGTCTTCGGGGAATTCGTCGATCCAGTCGATGTCGGGGAATATCAGCCCCTCCTGCGCGGCACGTACTCCGAGGCCGTACACTTTCCAGCGCCATTCGTCGGCAGTTCCGGCGGCGATATTCTCGGGCGTAGGTTCGTATCCCTCGATTGTGCGGCGAACTCCCGCCGGGCAGAAGGGATTATCCTTGTACGTCGTGTGCGTGAAAATAGTATCCGGAGCGCCCTCCATATGGAACGCCCAATGCTCCGTGTATTTCGGGTTCCAGTCGCCGATGACCATCCGCGTGCAACGCATGGTGATATTGTCGAATTGCGCACGGCTTACACCGTCGAGCATCTCGTTGAAATATACGATGTCGCAGTCGTGGCCCTCTTTGACATCCATTTTGTCGAGACCCCGGAAACGAATCACGCTATCCTTGATGCGATATTCAGGGAGAATGTTTTCGCCACGCATACAATCGGGATCGTATACGCCGCGTAATTGCAGCTTCTTGCGGAAGTCGTCCAGCGTCTTTTCCTTGCAATCTTGAAGCGTGGCCCGATAACAGTATATTTTAAGAGGTACGGACGATGATGCGCAGATGTCATACAGAAAGTCTGCCGTGTCGAAAGTTTTTCCGGATCGGGAACTTCCCTCGTCGAAGATACGGACGACGGCGCCGCTCCCGGCGTATAGCTGGTAGAGGTACATCTTGACTTTGTAGGTCTTGCCTCTGTATGTTACGGGATTGGGCGTCATTCCTTCGCTGTCATTTTGCCGATAGACTGAATGATCTTGGCAGCTTCGGGATCGAGGACCACGGAAATAGGCTGTGTTGCGGCCGTTATCGCCTTGCCGTTGGTTGTCACATCCTGGCGGTCGGCAAGATGCAGAACACGCGACGCAATCGTCGAGTTGTACTGCTCACACATAGCGCCCTCCAACTGATCGGATTCGATTCGCGCGCGCACGCGCGCACACACGCTCAAAAATTCATCCTGCTTTTCGTATTCCCGGAAAGTATTCTCTACAATCTCCGCGAACACGCAGAATCCTACAAGTGTCAGCGGTCGTTCGTAAGGTACGGGAATAACAGAGCCGTCGGCCAATACCCTGTTGCTGTATCGTGGATTCGCTTTCACCCATTTTGCATACTCCTCGAACTTGACTTCAAGAGCTTCGGGGGTATATGCACGAGGGCGGCCCACTTTGCGGGCGGGCTTGCTGTCGAGTGTCTTATTGGGTCCTTCCGTTCTCTTTGCCATAGAAAAAGGGTCTGCGGCCGGATGAATAGCCACAGACCCTCGTTTCCAGGAAACCTACTACCAACAACGTGTCCTTTCGTCGTTAAGATTCGCGGATGTTGCCGCTTTTCTTGTCCGTGGCCTGCTTCATCACAGGCTTACGATGCAAAGGAGCGAACCCTCGGCACATTGTGCAATAGTTTGACGAAAAATTTTCAAATTTTTTGAAAAAATGTTTTGCATATTCAAATTAAATGCTTATATTTGCAATACCAAAACAACTAAACAAGGCCGACGGGCCATAAGCGGCAACTATGAAAAACTTTATCAATTCTTACGATCGCGTCAAAGGAGCCATTGAATCGGGCAAGGCTATCAACATCTTCAACATGGTAGACGGCGACTACGTCGGCATGGGCGAATTCGAATATTCGGACGAAGCCATGATCGTTCTCGAGCTCGTCGCCAAGAATGGCGAAGGATTCGTCGTAGACATCTGCAATCGTGTTCTCGAATCAATAAATGTCGGCAAGGCTATCACGTTGTCCGAAAAACAGCGTTGGTGCATCGCCTTCGCGGCGAATAAGATTTCGACGGACAAAGTCGATGAGCTGCACACAGCCGATGCTGAATTCATCGCTATGGTCGAATCTGAAGAGGCTGTTGAAAATACGGCACATAATAACGAATATTTTGAAAACATGGACGACAATCAATTTATTTCCATTCGTTCGCTTCTGAACCGAGCCGAAGCCGGTGAAACTATCTCCTCCATTAAACTGTCTGATGCCGGAAAATACGCCTCCAACGCGAAAGGTGATATGCTTATCAATACGGACATCTTCTTCTCGTCGCGCGTATATGCATACAGGGCCGATGACCGGCTGGTTAAGATTGGGAAAAAGACGCTTAATGTCGATGAGCTGCGCCGGCAACTCGAACGGTTCATCGGTAAAGGATCCGCCGTCGTTTGCATAGGCGGCAAATGCCTTCGTGGCGAAATTACAAAATAGCTCAATATGAAAGAGTACCCCGCATTTATTATCGATAGAAGTCGCCGTTCGGGATCGTCCCGTTTTTCCGACGACTTCATCGTCTGCACCGATCGGGAGGTCGGGTTCATCGCCAGAGTATACAAACTTCCCAAATCACGCCGTGCAGAGTTCGAGCAGAGCATCGCCTGTCTATCCGAATCGCAAATAGATAACCGATACTATTTTGCCATCATTGGAAATGTATTGTGCGTGCTGGAGGTCGTGCGAATGTTGCATGAGCCTGTTGCGCATATCAACAGACTTCGGCCGTTGATGAAGAAGGCTTTCAAAGCCTACATACACGGCGAAGAATCAGCCGTTCGACGGGACGGCCAGCCGTATGACGATCAGATAGCCGCTCTTGACGACATCCTGCGGATGGCAAAGTCGCAACGGTCACGTATGGTCGATATGAACGGTGAAGCGGCCACGGAACGATTTACAAGCGCGATTCAGTCGGCCCGCGATTCCGTTGCCTTGCTTCAAAAAATCACACAACATGAATAAGGATGCATCGAAACGGGGCGGTGCGCGCCCGGGCGCTGGACGCAAATGTAAAGGCAGTGCGCCGTCGGTCACTGTAAGCTTGCGCCTCCCCCCGGAATTGCGAGACGAGTTGCGCGCGTTTCTGAAATCCCGCCGGATGACCGCCGCACAGTTCGTGGAGGAAGGCCTATGCATCCACCGTAAACCCGATGCGAAGTCTTGATCCCCACCGTAAACCCGATGCGAAGTCTTGATCCCCACCGTAAACCCGATGCGAAGTCTTGATCCCCACCGTAAACCCGATGCGAAGTCTTGATCCCCACCGTAAACCCGATGCGAAGTCTTGATCCCCACCGTAAACCCGATGCGAATGGCCCGGGTTTTAATGGGATAGATTGTTCAAAATGTCCGTGTTTTTCTCGGGGAGAAAACCAACTTTAAAGCGGTTTATTGTTCAATATGTATAAAAAATCCCCGAGCTCGTGGCCAGGGGATCGGCAAGTCTTCAAATATTATTTGCGCATCTGCTGATTCTTTGGGATAGGTCGAGCAGGGCGTTGCGCAATACCTCTTTCTCCGCTTCGTCGAAGTCATCCGGTTTCCCATTATTCATGCCATTCATTTTGTGATAGAGCCAAGACCGCGATTTCCCGAAGTACTTTTCCGATATTTTGGCCCAAGATACGTCCAGCAGGATGTCAGACATCTTCTGTTTTACTGTCTCCCGATTTTGTTTTACAATGATTTCCATATTTGTCTTTTTGTGCCCTCGACCATTGGCCGAGGGCTGGTTGTTAGTCACGTTCCAATAATTCTTGTAGGATCATCTCGATATACCATTCTTGTTCTTCTTTCCCGTTGGGATAGGCTTTGTGGTAATTGCGTATAGATTCGATCAAATCCCACTCTTTTTCTGTTAGTTCGACATTCATATCGTTTGTTTCTTTTCTGTAATACAAATATAATACACTTTTGTGTATTATGCAAATTTATTGCGAACAAAATAATAAAAAACGCCCCGGCAGAAGTCGGGGCGGGAGTTGGGAGGGTGCGTTAGGGTTTATTCGCTCTCCCGCTATATATTAGATAGTCATTGTCGGATTTAATAGCCGCCACATCCTCCGGGAACGGCACTCCTGCCTGTTCATATAATTTTTTGAAATAACCAATTCGTCCTGAATAATTAATGTAATATTTATTTCTATTTTCATATACATACTCCAAAGCATTCCACAGTGAATCAAATAGTATATTCTCAATATCGGGATTTTTCTTTTTTATCTCTCGTTTAATGATAGATATAGGAGTTGATGGGTTCGTAATTTTATCTTTAATTTTATTGACATCATTTGTCATCTTCCACAACTTAAAGAAGAGAATGATTTGTAAAATACCGAAAACAATCAACAATAAAGTAGCAATAAGTTCCATAAACGTTTATTTTATTATTATACAATTTACCCCCCCCCCGGATACTCGGAGAGGGGCATTTTTGTTTAGTGCTATTATGTGTGTGCTTTGGCATACGGTTCCAGCTCTCCTCCGGTAGGCATTAGTCTAATTAGAACACCTTTAGCCCTCTTTTTTTTAGGGCGACTTCGCCCTTGTTTTTAGCCCTCTCTTCTCGGAATAGATCAAGTAGTACCCCATTTTGCCGAATTAGCTCCTCGTTTTGTCGAAGGACTTGGTCTAAATACTTCTTCATAGTGTTTGAATTATTTAAGTCAGCTTCCGAAAGTGTTGCGTCTTCTCCTCCTTGACTGACAGGTTGGTCGGTATTTTTGAGCATTGACCCTTCGCCGGTCAATAGCCAATTTATATCGAATTGGGGATAGGTGTTGATAATATAATTAGCAAGCTCCCCAGATATTTTTTTCACTTTCCCGCTCTGAATATCTAAAATGCGCTGATATTTTACGCCTATTCGTTTAGCAAACGTAGGCGCTTTAATACCGAGATTGAGCAATATCTCATTTATTTTTTCAGAACCTTGCATTTTGAATGAAATTTCTATTATTTTTGCGAAAAGCGTATTGTTATGGTATTAGGCATTATATCGGTTATTTTTTCATTATTCGCAGTATGTTTTAATCTGTATGTATTCCATCGTCTATTCAAATCATCGGAGCGAGATTATGAACGCCGCTGCCGATATAATGAACGAAAGCAAAGAAATGACAAGGGCTACAACTGAATAATATTTATTTCGCTTTTTTTCAGCAACCGATAATTCTAAATCCTCGTTTTGTAGTGCAATAGCATTTGTATTTTCTTGCTCTTGTGCGCATATATACCTTGCTCCACCTTTCGATATTATATAAGCAGTTTTTTCTGTACCGCTAAGCCCGATACTGCCTTTTATAGCCGCGCCAAAGTTGCACAATGAACAGCAAATACGATAATATTGCGCTTCATCAGTCACTAATTCTTCAATATCTACTCCGGTAACGCATCCATTCCTGTTTTTAAGTCGTTTCAATATTTCTTCCGCTACATATATATCACACTCATTCATAGTTAATTACGCCTTCACCATAATTTTCAATTAAAAAATAATCGAAAATTCTATTATAAAAATTTGATATAATAGAAATATCGTGTATATTTGCATTGTCAACGGATTGATACAGCAAAGGTAAAGCGTATTTAACCCGAAAACAATGTAAAGATATATAAAAAATATCGAATAAACCTAATATAAAAGGCTATAAAATGGCTATGAACGACCAAATAATCGAAAAAAACGCCTTTACGCGCGGATTGTCAATAGTGGATAACTTCGACCGCCAAAACGGAACAAAACTGGGCCCGAGGCTCCGACATGAACTCTGTATGGAGCTGGGGTTTATCAAACTTGTGGACATCGACGGCAAAAAGGTGGAGGTTCCCAATCCTCGCACGCGGCAGGCTCTGCATAACCGGCAGAATGGATATGTTCCCCATACTCCACTCGAGCGGAAAGCCATTGAGCAAACTTTCAAGGCATACATAGGCACTACGGACATCTGGGGCTTGGCTTAAGACTATGAAAACTGACGCCCTATTGAGCAAACGCGAGCGTGAGGTAATAAACCTCGTTGTGCTGGGCTATTCGGCCCGCGAGATCGCAGAACGGATGAACGTGATCTACCAATGCGTAGCGAACCACCTCCAGAGCATCTACGACAAGACGGGGACGAAGCGGACCTTGCAGGCATTGGTTACCTGGTATTTCACGCAGAATTTCGGCATCACGCTCAACGTGTCCGAGATGACCCGACGCGTCGGGGCCGCGGTTCTGCTGTGCCTGTTCTCGGTGGAGGTGTTCAGTACGGATTTCGAATGTCGCAGGTTGCGCAATCCCCGCCGAAGCCGAGGCTTCCGGGTGGAAGAGCTGATAGAGAACTAAACCAACAACACAACAATATGGAAACGAATTACGAAGAGGTGAAAGACAGCCTTCTGTCTTTTGGAAAGAATCATTCGGCCTGCCAATATGAATATAAGCGTCTTTATGCGGCTGAAAGTGTCGAGGCGGTTATGGCAGTCGTTAAAGATAATTTCTCATGGTGTTGTCAATTCTACGATTTTGCCGATGTTCTTTTGGCATACCGGGATCAGTTCGCCGAACATAAAATATGGATCAACACTTCTGTTGAAATTAAAGAAGGGGTTGGTTGCCTGTTGACTACGGAAGGCGAATTCAACGCCCGGAGCTGGGGAACCTCGACGATCAACGCCGAGAGCTGGGGAACCTCGACGATCAACGCCCGGAGCCGGGAAACCTCGACGATCAACGCCGAGAGCTGGGGAACCTCGACGATCAACGCCGAGAGCTGGGAAACATCGACGATCAACGCCCGGAGCTGGGGAACCTCGACGATCAACGCCGAGAGCTGGGAAACCTCGACGATCGACGCCGAGAGCTGGGAAACCTCGACGATCAACGCCCGGAGCTGGGAAACCTCGACGATCAACGCCGAGAGCTGGGGAACCTCGACGATCAACGCCGAGAGCTGGGAAGCCTCGACGATGATTATCCCTACTTCGGCTATCGAATGCCAAGTAAACGATAAAAGCATCGCACGGTATATCCAAGACAATAGAGTTGTATTCGCGGATGATTCTATAAAATTCGAGAAGCAGGGATAGTAACAAGGAGTGCGTGGCAGGTTGGCAATACCTCCGCATAACTAACGGAAGGAGATGTGAAGTAAAGCACCACCTACGCAGGTTCGAATCCTGCCGCACTCCCAAGATAGCAGCCCGCAAGGGTTAGGGGTTTGATCGCTGGCAATACCCCCAGCCGCAAGGCAGAAAGCGATTTTTCGGGTCTTTGGCGTATTGATACACGAGAACCATCCGAGTGGATGTAAAACCCAGTGAGCGACTTGGCGCAGAAGGGCTGGCAACAGATAAATACCAACGAGCGAGCGATGATCCGGAGCGATCCGGTGAGCCGTATCAACACTATGCCCGGTGTGGTTTGAATGTACCTATCCGGGCTCCAATGCGGGTTTTGTGCACACGTTCTTTCTGTCCATTTTGTAGTAGTTTAAGTTAGTGGTTATCACACCGCGCAAAGCCCGCACCCTTGCCCTGATGGCGCCGATGCACGTGATCGGTGAGCCTTGCCTTCGATGGCGTCAGGGCACGAATACCTTAAAATTTCAAAACTATGGAGAATTTAAAAAAGCCACAAGCTCGCATATTGGCCTACTTCATCAGAGGAGGCACGCTGACCGTGTGGAAAGCGATGAGCAAATTCGGCACGACGGAGCTGCGGAAGATTGTCACGAGGCTCCGGCGCAAAGGCTACATCATCGTTGGCGATTGGTGTTACAGCCACGACGCAGACAGAGGGCGGGTTGTCCGCTACAAAGAGTATCATATGGTCGTTAATCCTGAAATTTCACAAATATGAAAACCGAGACATTCAAGCCCCGGAAATTTCTGGGTATGGACTTCACTCCGCGAAAGGGATACCGTGCGGAGATCGAACGGCTCGAGCGCGTGAATGCGGACATCCGTCGGAGCTTTGCCGAAGGCGAGAAAGATCGCAATAATCTTCTGAAAAAGTGCGCCGAGGAACGCAACCTGCGTATTGCCGTCGAACTCGATCTGATGAAATATACCCGGAAGCGAGGCGCCGACGGGCGGTTCGTCAAAGAAAAGGCGTGACGACGCCTTACTTACGTCATAACAAGAACCGTCGCCCGCCATCCGTGAGGCCCGCGGGCGATATTTTGAGCTATGGTGTAACGGTAACACATCTCCCTTTGGAGGAGGCGCTTCCGGTTCGACTCCGGGTAGCTCAACAGGGGAGCGATCCCCACGTTGTTAGTTTGATCGAAGGGTCATTCAATCAACGGAAGCGATAGAGGGTATATCCCTCGACAATCCGAGGCCGCGTGAAAAGAGTAGCAAGGCCGAGGCGGAAGCTCACGAAACGGGCAAAGATCGCAAACCGGCGGCGCGGAAGCCGTGTCGCCACCGCGGGGGATCGTCGTAAGTCCCCCGCATTTTTTGAAATAAACAATCATCTATTATATGCAGAGTTATATCAATGAGCTCAAAGAAAAGGGTCTCGTGCCCTTACGGCTCGATAGAAACACGGTAATCTTGGTTCCTCCGGAGAAAGCCAATGAGAAATACAAGGCGCGCTACCTCAAAAACGTCGAGAGGTCGCGGAGGATGGCAACGCATTTAGATTAGTTATGAATTACGGATTACCTTATAAGGGTTCTAAGAATAGTATTGCGAAATGGGTTATTTCGAATCTTCCCGCGTCGCAATAGTATTACCGCCATAGTAGTATTGTCGGCTGGCGTCCTATCTACGAATAACCCCTAAAAGTAAGAAATTATGGATGACATTACCCGCGTCTGCCGCAAATGCGGGCAGGAAAAGCCGTTGAGCGAGTTTGTAAAGGATAAGACATGCGCATTAGGTTATAGCCATACTTGCAAACAATGCAATGCGGAAAGGAATCGCAAGTGGCGCGCTGCCAATCCCGAGAAGGTGCTGGAATGTAAACGCAAACGATACGCTGCCAATCCCGAGAAGGTGCTGGAATATAACCGCAAGTGGCGCGCTGCCAATCCCGAGAAGGTGCTGGAATATAAACGCAAACGATACGCTGCCAATCCCGAGAAGATGCGGGAAAGGAACCGCAAGTGGCGCGCTGCCAATCCCGGGAAGATACGGGAATATAAACGCAAACGATACGCTGCCAATCCCGAGAAGGTGCTGGAATATAACCGCAAGTGGTGCGCTGCCAATCCCGAGAAGGTGCTGGAATATAACCGCAAGTGGCGCGCTGCCAATCCCGAGAAGGTGCGGGAATATAAACGCAAACGATACGCTGCCAATCCCGAGAAGGTGCTGGAATATAACCGCAAGTGGTGCGCTGCCAATCCCGAGAAGATACGGGAATATAAACGCAAGTGGTGCGAGATATTGTCTGACGGTTATTTAAGGTATAAACTAAAACAACTCAACCTCCCAGTAACCCCAGGAACAATCGAATACAAACGTATTCAACTAAAGCTATACCGAGAAATCAAAAAACAACAAAACGATGAAAGAGATTAAGAACATCCGGGAATTGACGGCCGATTTGGGCCGCGTGTATGCAGAGCTTCGGGCACGAGAGATCGAGATCAAAGAGGCGTCTGAGATTGCCAACATTGCGGGTAAGATCATCAACGGTGCAAAGGCTGAGATGATGTACCGAATCGCCCGTAAGGAGAAGCCGTCGATACCTTTTTTCGATGCCGATGGCAAATAATTTTGCAGATTCGAAATGATTTTCTACCTTTGCTGTCGCGAGATCGATACCTTTGGTATCAACAAAGAACATATCTAACGCTTTATAAAGCGTTGTCCCTTGTCCACTTTCGGTTATACCGAGGGTGTCGGTCTCGCAAACTTGACTGGGGCAACGCCTTTTTTATTGCCCTTTACATATTAATTTAAACTTTTAACTGACAATGCGAGACCAAGTTAAAAGTGGTACCCGGGTAAATAACACCCAGACCACACCGCGCGCAAAGAAAAGCCGCACAGCATTCTATCGTTGTAGCCTCAAGGCCAATCAACCAGATTTTGCAGAAATTATTTGCGGAATCAAATCTTTTGTGTATTTTTGTATCGGCAAACGTACTGGACAAAGTACACAAGACATATCCTATCCGCATCATAGCGGGGTTCCTGGGGCTGTTCCAATCTTTGGTTCAGTGCGTTTGCCAAAACACAAGGGAGCCTCGCTCTTTTTGTGTACATACCTAAAATAACTTTTGTTACCTATGGCAAACGCTAACAAAAGTAGATCGGGGAACAATAGTACCCGGTTCTACACGTGCACTATTAAAGCACACAGACCTCTTTTTACATCCGACAAAGTCGAATACACGAACGTCGTGCGAGCGACGACACCCGAGAACGCTATCGGGCGGTTCATCGTGCTGTTCAAGGCTTTGTATCCCTCCTACACCGCCGTCATGGGCGACATCAAATGCTTTAAAACATATTGAATCATGGCACATTTAGTCACTATCATGGTAATTATTGTGCCGATAGTTATCACCTTTGGCTGGGTGTTCTCGGATCAGCACCGCACAAAACGTGTCGCCAACTTGTTGGGGCAAATCTTTGAGGAACCATGAATACGCAATACCACACCACGACAACTTCCCCGGTTCTTCCGGCATCGGAGGAGCTGGTAGACATCCCGAGCGAATATATTACGGGCAACGTCAAAAAGCGTCCGACACTTAACGAATTCACATTGTCTGACAAGTCGATGAAGCTGCTCTTCAAAATGTTCGCCGCTTTTTTCGAACATAAGACACCCGGAGATGCCCAAGATTCAGATCGAGGCCAGTATTATACCTACGGGGATGTCGACGGATTCACTTTCGAAGTGGACTGGGGTGTATTTCACATCACCGTGGAGCGTCATTACCTATGGGACGATCTGTTGAGCGCCCCCGATGAGGGGTTCACGGTTACAGAAGTATGGGACACGATCTATGATTGTTCCCGTCCGTGCCTGGCAAAACGAATGAACGATTACGCAAAACGAAACAACTTATAATATTATGAGAACACGTATTGAAGGCAGAAGCCGTGCTACTGGCAAGCTGATCACCAGCCATGAGGAGAACCGCCGCATGACGGCCAAAGAAATCGAGAAAGCCAAACGGGATTGCATGCGAAATCTCGATCATGCCAAAGTTACAGCACCGGAAGTAACCTATATCGAAGACTAAGCCATGAAAGAGTTAATCGCCATCCAATCGGAATTGAAAGCCCCCAAAGGGCAGTATAACAGCTTCGGAAAATACAAATATCGAAGCTGCGAGGATATTCTCGAAGCGGTCAAACCGATACTCAAGGCGCACGAATGCGCCCTGAACCTGTGCGACGACATCGTCGCCGTCGGGGACCGCTACTACGTGAAGGCCACGGCGCGCATCACGAACGCCGCCGGAGAGGTCGATACGGCAACGGCCTTTGCCCGCGAGGACCTCGACAAGAAGGGTATGGACGGGCCGCAGATAACGGGTACAGCATCCAGTTATGCCCGCAAATATGCCCTTAACGGGTTGTTCTGCATCGACGATACGAAAGATGCGGACACGGACGAGCGGCACACGGAGAACGCCAACCGGGCGGCGGCACAAAGTACCAAAACAGCACAACCGTCCACGGTCCCGGCAACTGCTCCGGCCCGCAAGCGCATCACTATGGAACACCTGGACAACCCCATTGCCTGCGATCAGCTGATGAAATGGATGTATGGATTTCTCACTACGGCCAACTATGCCGCGGATTTCGACGCTGGAGCGCGATTGCTGAAATCATACGATGCCGATGCGGAAGTCGTCGATCGCTTCTCGGCGCTCTTTGAATCATACCGTCAGGCTCGGAAAAATGCGAAGTGATATGGAGACACAGGCAACATTGATTCGGGAAACGGCGTCTGCCTCCGAGCTGGCCGCCCGGGCTATCTCCTCGGTTGTAAACGGGGAGGTAGACCCGATCACGGCCCATATCAACATCAGCCGTATGGAAAAGGCCATAGCCCTCTACAAGGATAACGTTGATGTGCGAGACATCACGCTGCAGGAGTTATCTAAATACGGCAAGAAACAGACGTTCGGCGACTGTGTGCTGGAAGAGTGCGAATCCGGCGTCAAATACGATTATTCGATGTGCGGCGATAGCAAGCTGGCGGATATGTACGCCACGCTGGAAGCCCTGAAAGCCGACATCAAAGAACGGGAAACGATGTTGAAGCACATACCGTCATCTGGGGTTGCGGACCCCGATACTGGCGTGGTGATGTTCCCGCCGGCTCGGAGCAGCAAAACAGTAATTAAGACAACTTTCAAAAAACAATAGGAATAATGGCAGAACTTATCAATGTGTCGTTGTGTGTCAGCGACATTCCCAGGGACAAGATTTTCGTTGCTGAAAACGGCAAGAAGTACATTTCTATTTGTGTTTCGGAACTCCGCGAGGCTGATCAGTACGAGAACACGCACTGTGTGTTCATGCGTCAGTCCAAGGAGGAGCGCGAGCGCAAGGACAAACGAGTGTATGTAGGCCGGGGTAAGTCAGTGGTATTTCGCCCGGCGGAGCCGACGCCCGATCAAGTTGCGGATTTGCCGGTCGCCGAGAACGTGGATGACCTCCCTTTCTGATGTAGTGCCGTATGGTTTACGATCTGAACACCGACATCGACCGGGAGCGCTTCAAGCGACGTGCAAACGCCCTTATGGCGCGACGGGCCGTTGTCGAGTGTTCGGAGCGTAAGCCCAGGCGGTCATCGCCCCAAAACAGATATTTGCACGCCTTACTCGGCGAATTCGCAATGCAGACAGGGTGCACACTGTCGTACGTGAAAACGGAGTATTTCAAGAGGTTTTGCAATCCGGAGTTGTTCGTGCGTGTCGAGTTCGACGAACTGATGCACAAAGAGATTGAAAGGCTCCGCTCGAGCCGGGACCTCGACACCGGAGAGATGACAACGGCAATAGAGCGTTTCCGCAACTGGGCGGCCGCGGAGGCCGGAATAGACCTGCCAGCGCCTGACGAGGCGGAGTGGATAGGCTTCATCGAAAGGGAGATGCAACACCAGCAAATATGGTTATGATATGGCAAGAATACGAACTATAAAGCCACAATTTTGGGATGACGCGAAAATAGGCCGAATCCCTCGTGACGCCCGTCTGCTATATATAGGTCTTTGGACCTTTGCGGACGATTTGGGTGTGGTGGTCGCCGATCCCGTTTGGCTAAAATCAAAAATATTTCCTTACGACAGAATACAGATCCAACAACTGGAGGCGTGGTTAGGGTTGCTCGAGAAGACCGGTTTTATTAGTCTTCTCTCCGTCAAATCGGAGAGTTTCTATTATCTTCCTACTTTCTCCCGTCACCAAATAATCAATCGACCTAATTTGGACGATGTAAACATCGATAAGAAGCTATTAGACAATATTTTAGCTAAATTCACTGATCAATCAGTGATCAATCATGGATCAATCAGTGATCAATCAGTGACTATAATAGGAGAGGAAAAGGATAGGGATAGGGATAGTAGTACCCCCTATAATCCCCCTAAGGGGGAAATCGGCTCTCCGGACTCTGACGATGAATCCGTAAAAAACAGACCAAAGAAAAAGAAAAGTTGCGGCAAAAGAAAAGAGGCTGATTTATCCTTCGTCGAACCTTCGTTCCAGCCAGTAATGGCGGAATGGCTTGCTTACAAGTCTGAACGCGGACAGACCTATCGGCAGCAGGGATTAAAGGCTTGTTATTCCAAATTGCGGGAACTTTCAAACGGGGATCCGGACATTGCCCGTAAGATCATCCGACAATCTATGGCAAATAACTGGGCGGGGTTATTCCCGCTGAAAACGACAAATGACTATGGACGAAGTGCAAAGAATCAACCCCCAGGCCCTGATGAGCTCGCTCGGGCCGTCGCCGAGGGAATCTCTCGCGCTCACACTCGCCAAGAGTGGGAGTGAGGAAGTATCCGTACTTGCAGGGCCTCCGGCATCGGCGGCACATATCGCCACGGTGGTGCATAAGCTGTCCGTATGTTTTCCGGATATGTCGAGCGAATTCTTCTCTATCCTTGCCGAGCGCATCGGGAAGACGGGAATGAGCGGGAAGCGGCTGGAATATGCCCTGAACAGGGTGCTGGACACGTTCACGTACAAACGGCTGACGATCGCCGACATCTTGGGCATCGATGTGAAATGTCGGATTCTGACGTATTCCGCGATGTGCAATGAGGTGGCCCGGAACGGCGGCAGCACGGACGATTATGCTCCGATACGCATTAGCGGGGCCGAGAAGCCCGGATGGGTGCTCAAAGGAGACAAGGCGCGGTATAATATCCCGGGCGAGTTATAATAATCACCATGACACGACACATCGAATCACACCTGCAACGAATGTGCGTCAGCTGGTTTCGACTCCAATACCCGGACATCGGGAAGCTCCTGTTCGCCGTACCGAACGGCGGCGCCCGGGGCCGCACGGAAGCCGCGATAATGAAAGCCGAGGGCGTAACGGCAGGCGTTACCGACCTTATCCTGCTGCTCGGACGTGGAGGCTTCAACGCCCTATGTATCGAAATGAAGACTCCCGACCGACGTTCCGTCCTATCGGACGCGCAAATCGAATGGCGTTCACTCGCAATCACGAACGGGAACAGACACGTCGTCTGCCGGACGATCGAGGAATTCCAGTCGGAAATACGTTGGTATTTAACCATGTGACACAACAACCATGAACAAAGAGATTAAAATATCGATCAAGAGCCGCTGGACAGGTTCTATCCTTTTCGAGTATTCGAGCGTTGGCAATACGCTTGCCAAAACGGTAACGGAGGCCTTGAAAGGCGGAGCCAACCTGTACGGAGCCAACCTGCGCGGAGCCGTCCTGCGCGGAGCCGACCTGTACGGAGCCGACCTGCGCGAAGCCGACCTGCGCGGAGCCGTCCTGTACGGAGCCGACCTGCGCGGAGCCAACCTGTACGGAGCCAACCTGCGCGAAGCCGACCTGCGCGGAGCCAACCTGCGCGGAGCCGTCCTGTACGGAGCCAACCTGCGCGAAGCCGACCTGCGCGGAGCCGACCTGTACGGAGCCAACCTGCGCGAAGCCAACCTGTACGGAGCCGACCTGCGCGAAGCCATAGGTACATACATGGCTTGCCCCACCGATGGCAGTTTTATCGGCTGGAAGAAGGCTTCGGAATATATCGTGAAGCTGCAAATCCCGGAGGATGCCCGCCGCAGCTCTGCCGGAGGCGAAAAATGTCGCTGCGACAAAGCCTATGTGGTGGAGATTCAGAATGCTGATGGAACTAAAGCCGACATCGACACAATTCATTCGAACCATGATGCGAACTTCGTGTATACGGTCGGCGCTACCGTCGAGGTCTCCGACTTTGACGGTGACCGCTGGAACGAATGCGCTCCGGGTATCCACTTCTTCATCGACCGCCGGGCGGCTGTGGAGTATTAACACGAAAGCCATGAAAGTCATCGCCACCTATTACCGTTCCGAAGTGGCGAAACCAATCCATCAAAGGATTCGGGAACGCGGTAGTGCCGCAGGTGGCATTGCAGATATTCGAAACGATAAATAAGTACGAAAATTATGAAAGATCAGGTAACAAGCATTGAACAGTCACGCCGCCTGCTGGAGCTGGGCGTTCCGGCGGAGAAGGCGAGCATGATATATCAGAGTCATTACACTCAGGGCGTGCCTAAATTATATGCTCAGCCTTACCAACGGAACGGTTACCCGCCAAAAGAAAAAATACGAGAAGATGTTATCCCGGCCTTCACGGTCGCGGACCTGCTGGGGATGTTGCCGAAAAAGATAACGACCAATGGAGGCGCAGTCCATATTTTGCACATTGAGGCCTGTTCGTCCACCAGCCCTTGTTGGTGTTTGTATTGGGGAGATGAAGAGACGCAGGTTGGATGGCAGGATCGAATCTCTTTCTTGCATCTGCTGGAAGACGCTATTGAGTGGCTTGTGTCTAACGGTTACGAGTTGGAGTTATGAGACATGCAGTAGGAATGCCGTTGCGCCTCGTGAATGGCAAATTTATGCGCGGGGATATAGAGGTAAAACCTGAAATCGGCAATCCCGAACAAATCGCGCTTTTGCGGAAGATCGAGCGCGAACGTACACAACGGGAAAAGGATGCCAATGATGGCCGGTTGGATGTCCACATTCATGTGGAAGATATTAAGTATAAAGTCGTCTGTGAGTTCAGGTGCATTTGCGGAAATGATATTCAGGCGAGGGGCATTAATTATACTGACGTTTGGGAAGATTTGGAATGCCCGGTTTATGAGGATGGGCCAATCATCTGCGATAAATGCTACCGGGAGTATGAGATTGATGGGTTACATGCAAAGTTGATTAAACGATGAAAACACGCCTACTGAAACGACTGCGGCGGGAGGCTGACAAGAAGTTAGCTCCAATACGCATGATGCATCCGATTCATTTTTCGGAATTTGTTGAATGATGGAATTACCGGATGTATATGGCATACCGAGAGAACTTTATCCTCCGCCGCGTTGCGGAGCTAAAAGGAAAGAGAAAAATGAAGACCAACAGACTAATAAACGAATGTCATTGCTACAACTGCCGAAAATACGAAGAATGCCAAACCAAAGGCGTATTCGACGATGATCCGGGCTTCGACTTCTGCGTGAACTATGAGGATGTGAGCTATCCCGATGACGATAACGATGAAAACGATTGAGCCATGAAAAGCGAGAATGCAAAGGAATACATTACACATGCCACGTGTACGGCACAAGAGTATGCTGAAAGATTCGGAGGGCGCGAGTTGGTCGTGTCAAGATGGGATGTGCCTACCGCTATCGAACTCGCCGAGCAGGATGCCGAGGAGCGGATGCGTGAAAAAGCGATTGAGGCATTCAAGTCCTCCTGCGTATACAAGGATGGTTGTGGTGAGGATAGTTGGGTTTGCGATCCTATACTGTGCGAAGATTTGAGATTGTTCGTCCAAAAACTGAACGAGGAATGAGAAACTTTTTGATTGATGGCATTTGGCAGGGCCCGCCGGATGGATTCGACGTAAAGGAATGGCTCAATGAGATTGTCGCCTATTCGGGTCTTGACGAATACCTTCAACCTACTGGAGTTATTCGTCGGTTTCAGAAGATAGAGCGAGTGCGCCGCAATGGCCGAGGCCGGGGCAAGACCGTCGAAGCTATCGCCGCGGAGATAGACAGGTTGAACAACTTAAAACAAGAATAGAATGAAATTCACGACCCCGTGCTTTAATATCTACATCCAAGTCCGTGTCGAGGATGTGAAAAAGCGGAAAGAACTGATTGGGTGGCTTTTTAACATTGGATATGAGTTATGCGAGGATTTGATAGGCATAGATGGCGATACTCCGGTTGTGATAGCCGCATTCGGTAAGATTGATTTATGGGTGAGAACCCATTGCAAATCCGAAACATGTTTTGACTGTGGCGAAAATATCGAGTTGTTCAAGGCGCTGGCGGCTATGAACGACGAGAATGACAACGAACAGTATTTTGTGACTGAGTTAGCCGGAAGTTCGTATTGTGTGCACAAAAATCGAAATACAAACCTTGATTATTCTCTTGTTTGCCGCAAAGCCACGGTCGAGGAGATTATCGAACATTTCAAAAAGAGGGAGAAATGATACGAGCAAGATTCTATATCAAATTCAAAGATTGCGGTAACGATTATCGGCCAGTTAAATGGCCAATCAAGTATCCGTATTGGTGTACGGGCGAAAGCGTCGACTCTTTCGTTATTGTCGCCTATGCCGAAAATGTCGAGCAAATAAAGGATTTATGGCCGGAGGCTTATATGATCGAATGTGAAGAAGTGAATGAAATAACCTTCACTACAAGATTTCCAAAACCGAAGTGGTACAATTAATATCAATGTAAGCCATGAAAAAGATAATGTTTAACGACCGCTACGGTTTGACACAGGCGGTGATCGAGGGCCGAAAGACCATGACGCGACGGTTGATTCCTGATGAGTTCTTCGGACTTACGTGGGATACAAGGGGCGACACCTTGGTTTATGAAAACGAATACGGGGATTTTATTGATGTCAGGCACTCGAAGTATACCCGCTATAAGGTTGGCGAAGTCGTGGCCGTGGCACAGAGCTATTCGACGATTGCCGCCGGGCATCCGGATGTCTATACGTTTTTGCCCCAGGTGGCTAAAGCGCATAAAATATCCATCGAAAGCGTACATGACCTTGCAGGGTGGAATAACAAGATGTTCACCAAAGCGGAACTTATGCCCCACCAAATCCGCATCATCGGAATCAAGTGCGAACGGTTGCGGGACATTTCGGACGAGGATTGCATCAATGAGGGAATTTTTGTTAACGAGTATGTCGGCAAAGGCAAAAAATGCCATCATTACGGGTTCGATGGCTTTTTCAATGAGGCCGCAGGATGGTTTGCCCGAGGGTGGTATAACACTCAACGCGAAGCCTTCGCCATACTGATCGACAAGGTTTCTGGTCGCGGAACCTGGGAGCGCAATCCGTGGGTCGTGGTGTGCGAATTCGAACTTGTAAAATAGCAATGAGATGGCTTACTTTATAACAGAACCTTTAGCTGGCAGCGACGATGTAGTTGTGTCTGTTTATAAGAATACGGGAGAATATGTCGGGAATATCATTTACGACAGGTATAAATGGAGGATGTTGTCCGATGATGACAGAGATAACGTTATTCGAAGGTGTTTCGGCGATAAGAAGCGGAGTTTTTGAAATAGCGAGATTCTCGCAAAATCTCGAAAAAACTGTAAATATCTTTAAACACTTTAAAGAACTTGAAACATGGAAACGATTGAGGAAAGAGCACGAGAATACGCGAACCAATACCGACGAGATGTGCATGACTTGAAAGGAGAACGAGCCGATGCGGCCTTTGCGGCGTATTGTCAGGGGGCTGAAGATGAGCGTGAAGAGCTGGTCCGTTGGCATGACCCGAAAGAGGAGTTGCCGCCTATTGAAAAGGTTGTGTTAGTAAAACTCAACTTCGGAAGAGGTTATGCGTTAGCAGACCGGGGTGACGAGGGGTGGTGGTACGCCGATTCCGAAGAATGGGAAATATCGGATGAGCAAGTCATCGGCTGGCGCGAGATTCACGAATAGAGCTATGGATATTCTAACTCCACATGACGGCCTCACGAACGAGAAGATTTGCAAGGCGCAGATCGAAGCCGTCGAGAAGAAACAGAACGAATACAAACTGATCGGTCGTTTGACGAAGGTCCCCGGTCACACCCTTTACAAGTTCAATGCGACTACGCGGGAGGCTTCGAAAGCCGAAGTGCGAACCGAGATAACACGCCAATACGATCCTGATACGGATACGGTTATCCGCCATGTCAAATCGGACGTGAAGGTCGAAAAGGACTGCTACTACGAACAGGCGTTGAACATGAAGAACTTCATCAAGCGCCTGCGCCGCCGGGGGATCATCGGGGCGGACGAGGATGTGAAATTTGTAAAAGAATGAGAACATGCTTGACTTGAAATTGCACGTAACCCTACACGGATGCAGCAAAGCGGACATATACAGCCATAGAGGACAATCCGTCGCCGTGTTCAAGAACGTAAAGGTAGACCGTCGTAAGCGACGAAAAGGCTATGGAAATGAACTATTGACCACGCTGGAGAATATTGCTCGCGTGTTAGGCTATGATTCATGCGTTTTATGGACCGATAGGTCAGCATGGATGCACGATTGATATAAACGCCGGGGGTATGAAGATTATGCCGATTATGATGAACCGGCTTCTGTGTGGATGTGGAAATCGCTATGAGAAACTTAAAACTGAATAAACCATGAAGAATTTCGATTTGGAGGCTGCCAAGCGAGGTGCGGCGGTGTGCACGAGGAAGGGGATGAAGGCTCGCATTGTATGCTTCGACCGTGTAGATCTCGAATATCCTATTTTAGGGCTACGTAAAAATAAAGCAGGGGTAGAGCACATATTTTCATATACGCTTAATGGATTTGCGTTTCTTGAGGGCATAGGAGGAGGTGAGGACCTGATGATGCGAGACGACGACTATATGGAGAAGCTGGAGCGGGGAGAGTATGGCCATATTGCTGACGCTCCCAAAATGATCGGGCCAGCTATTAAGCAAAACTTAAATACTGACCGCGAGTACTGGCGGCGGGTGTATGCCGGGCAGGCGATGCAAGGCGAAATATCCGGATGTTTGGCAGCCGGCAATGGTTTCGATGGCGACAAGGCTATTCCGGGAATCATTGCGAAAAACTCCGTCATGATTGCCGACGCTCTGATTGAAGAACTGGAGAAAGATGAAAAAGTACTGTAAGTGCGGCGAGTGTGCTTTTCTGAAGAATGAAGGCATAGACGGCTACGGGCAATGTATCATTACCCGGAATATACAGCATTGCGGGGAAATGTGCAGTTTTCAGGACGACAAGCCGGACGAGGTTCAGGCTGTCCGCATCCTGCATCATTTTCAGAAATGGCGGCGGGGCGGCCGGGGAAAACAGCCGAACCCCACGGTTATCGGAGATGCCATAGACCGGGCGATACGGACGTTGAGGCGGGAAACCAAAGATGTACCGAAATTTTGAATGGCAAAAGATATGAATTGCCGGAAAATGAAGTTCTGATTTTGCGGAAATAAAAAAGAGGCAATCCCGAAAGATCACCCCTAACGCCGACAACGTAAAGGTAATGATTAATTCGGGAAAACAATGGGTGGGCAGAAAGAAAAACGCAGGGGCGGCCAGCGGGACGATTCCGAGGTCCATATAAGCTATTCGAGGGAGCGGTTGATGCAGCTTATTGTGGACACGGATCAGAAACTCGGGGTCAAATACGATCACGACTTCAAATATCACTTCAAGAAACATAGGTCATTGCCGCATTTATGGCGAACCTTCAAAAAGATTTTACGGGAACACATTGACGGATGGCAGCAAGAGCTGCCTTTATTCTAATATAGGTATGGGAGCAATTACAAAGAATGAAATTCGCAAGTGGGTATTCGAGGCTACGGAGGATTGTTTCAAACGCTTGATAGCCGCCCAAACTTATCACACGAACGAGCACTTGACAAAGGACCAGGCTCTCGCATTTCTTGATGGGCGTGGATATAAAACGACGATAAGCAAACTTTACAAATTGTCCGCCGCTGGAGAAATACCGTCTACCAAGATCAACGGCAAACTATCTTTTTTGAAGTCTGATTTGCAGGAATGGGTGGACCAGCAGATCGAGCATGATGTGTCGCGGGCGAATGCGGGAAAATTGTTAGCGGAAAGTGCGATGCGGAAAGAAAGTCGAGGGAACAGTTTGTAGAATCATTATCTCGTCGCCAGTCTTGGCTAGCGGCGGGATTTTTTTGTGTCTATTTTTACAGATAGGCGCAAATTGTGTGAGCAACGGCAAAAAATTAGGAGTTGCAAATTATTGCAACCCCTTGATTTTTAATTGTGGAGAATACGAGATTCGAACTCGTGACCTCTTGCATGCCATGCAAGCGCTCTA